GGTCCCAATACCTTACTACCCGTTGTTAATATGGCGGGTGGACCTAATACCGAAAGTGCTACAATGCAGAATCTAGGCAATGTAATACTTAGCGGTGCAGGCGGCCCGTTCTTTACACCCGCACAAGTAGCGATATATTCACAGTCGGTAGTTAATGCGGCACAGCCCAATATTACAAGCGTAGGCACATTAGGTAATTTAGTAGTTTCCGGTAATATTAATGTGGGTGATACAGTAACTGCAAATTATTTTGCAGGTGACGGCAGTCAACTTAACAATGTCACTGCCAATGTTTCTAGCATGGCTGATGGCAATAGCTCTGTAAGTTTCGCTGCTGCCGACGGTAACCTTTTGATAATTATAAACGGCGAAGAAAGTATGCGTGTCTTTGAGAGAGGAGCGCGCATATTAGGGAATTTATCAATGCATCCCGCCGATAGTCAGGATAAAACTATAGTTAGCTCTACTTCCAATGTCATCTTACGAGCAAGTGCAGGTAACTTAAATGTTGATTGGACTTTCACGAGGGGCGGAGCATTAGTCTTACCTGCATCATACGGTGCCACGCACGTAATAGAATCTAATATAGCCGGAGCATTAGAAATATTAAGCACGGACGATATATCATTGGTGGCCGGAACTGATGACGCTAACGCAGTATTTAATTTCGGAGCGAATGCTGTATTCACTACTCCCGCTAACGTAATAATTAGTGGGGAAAGATTAGACTTGGGACCTGGTGCTAATAGCTTAGCCTATGTTCACCCGACCGTCAACATCAATGATGCTAAAGAGCAATATGTTCAAGCATCACTTACCAATAGTTCAAATGTAGGGTCTGCTGACTGGATCGCATACGGAGCAGAGGGTAACGACAACGGTGGTTGGGCGGATATGGGCTTCGCAGGATCAGGATTCAATGATCCATTATATACTATTACTGCACCTGGCGATGGCTATGTTTTTATTCAAGGTTACACCAGTAATACAATAGGTGGCAATTTAGTAATCGCAACTGGTGAGAATGGTACTGCTAAAGATATTGTTTTTGCGACGGGCGGCTTTTTAGCTACGAATGAGTTCGGTAGAATATCACACAGTAACAATTCTTTAGAATTGACTAAGGTAGGAGCAGCATTAACTTTCCCTGACAGTACCAAATTGACTAGTGCTGGAAATATTGTTCAATGGGTATCGGTACCAGCCAATAGTACGGCACCTGGAGTGCCCGGTGAAGCCGCATACGACAGTGGAGGCAATCTCTTTGTGTGTGTAGCTGCTAATACTTGGTCGAAGATAGCAGGAACGACAAGCTGGTAAAAAAGCCCCTTTCGGGGCTTTTTAATTTTGTGCTAGGATATGTCTAGTGTACTTATCCTTGCACATTGCGGGAATATCTTCCCACGATTCTTCTAGATAGAAAGGGCAACCATTACGCCACTTCGAATTTTCTAGAAAGAATTTTAGTTCGGCGACATCTTCGGGCTTCGTCGGGTCGAAGAATCGCCGACCCCTGACTTTTAGTAAAGTTCCACTTACCATAGTCAAAGGATAACTCCTATGTTACTCTGCGGGGTTTTCGTCAGTTGACGCTACTGCGGCGAGAACTTCCTCGGCAGTAACCTCAGCCTTCTTGGCCTTCGACGCACGGGCCTTGATAGCGTCAATGCTGGGCTTAGCCTTCGTAGCCTTAACCTTGACTTCACCCTTGCGGGATTCCTTTTCACGATCGGTGATCGCATCAGTAATTGTAGCCTGATCTTCCGCGGACTTGTATTCTTCGCGGGTCAACATATACTTGAGTGCCTCAAGCTTAGACATTGGGCTGGGTAGCTCAATAAAGTCGCAACGGGTAGCCCCACCCTTGCTGAATTGTTTAACACGACGCACCAGATCGTCCGTGAAACGAACCTTAGCGTTGCCATTGTGAACAGTGATACCAACAACCTTGAAAGTTTGATTTGCCATTTTAAGTCCTTTTACCAAATTAAAGAAATTGTCATTTGACAGTCGCTATTATATGTCCGGGCATAGCAACCGTCAACCGTTATTTGCCCGAATTCTCAGACCACCCGTGCTGCAGACTCGGATAGTAGCTTGCTACCGTACATTGCCTTCAGCATTTGATATGCGTTGTAGGGGTTGTCTGCTTGAACCGTGACTCGCATGAAGCCACCGTGTACCGTTTCTACGAGTGCCCAGTAAGTGTACATTTTTTACTCCTGTTTGTTGATCTGATCTTCTATGATTACAGTATAATACCAACGGTGTTTTTTGTCAACCTATTATAGGTCATGTACCGCACGGTAGATTTTCATAAATTCTTCGGGAGATCCGGTCGCATGGAACTCCAAACAAGCCATGTGTAGGATTTTCTGTCTTGCCTTAACTAGCTCCAGCTTTTGCCGGTCGCGCCTTACCTTGTAACCAGGAGCCAACTTCTCACCGTAGTGTTGACTATTTCCGCGATGGGTAGTCCATTCAAGATTTGACAGTTTGTTATTACTTTTGTCTCCGTCAATATGATTGACTACATTGCTACCACGCGGCTTAGTCAAAAAAGTTTCGGCAACTAAACGATGCACCGCAATAGTTTTATTTTTGGATCCATTGCTCAGGTTAACCTTGCGATAGCCCATCCAAACGCTGCCTTTGATTTCAACCGTTTGACCTCGCTTGTGAGAAAAACAACACCGTCAGTGTTAACTGAATAGTCAGGATAACCCTTGACTTGCTTGAGTTCAATTTTAGCCATTTCTTATTGCTCCAGAGTGTAGGGCTTGTTCCACTTACCGATATCCAGGTCGATATAGTAAGCGGTGTCAAAGTAATCTACCATTGCATCAGACTTGTCGTACCAGCTAGCAGACTTGAGAGCCTCCATAGCTTCGGTGATGAAGTCCTTAGCATCACCGTCAAAGTGTTCATGGAACCAGTAGGGATTCACACCGAGATAATCAGTCGCGGGCCTCCATCCAGACGCAACATAATGATGCGAGTTGCCACACACCCGATTATAGTTGCCGATGAAATCAATCTTACCCGACTTGAGAGTCAGGACGATAGAAGAATGATTCCGAACACTCAGCGAACCCTTGACACCATACTTGGCAAGCACGGGCTTGAGAGCAGCAGCAATCTTCGCCTTGCGTTCTTGGTTCATCCAGGCCATGTCTATCTCCTACTAATCAGTTTCAATACTATGTATTATAAACCCAAACCCATTTATTGTCAAGCCAGATTCAGCTGGACCGTGAGACCTTCCCAAGTGCCCGCGAGTCCAGTAGCAGCCGATTCAGCGGCGCCGTTAGAGGACCGGGTGAATTCCAGCGTTTCCAGAGCCTTCTGGGTAGCAGCATTGCATTGGGTGAAATCACCGATACCATTGCGAATCTCTTTGGCGGTAGCATAGAAGCACGCCGGGCCGACGATGACACGAAACTTTTGGGATTGCTTGAAACGCTTGATTTCCATGATAGTTTCCTTGAATAAATTAGCACTCGGGGTCAAAGTCCGCCCATTCTTGGGCTTCGTCGGGTTGACCATCGTTCTCCTGTTCATACTCATCCTGCAATTCTTCACTAAGATTCATGAAGTCCTCGCAGACATTGAACAGTTCCTTGAAGGCTCGGCGTTCGTCGCGGCTCAAATCCGACATGAAGCCCACACCCTCATCACGCATCGCATCCATGACCTGCTTCATAGCAAGCAAGGTATTCTCACACATGCAATAGCTCATGTTCGGGTAGTTGCTCATTTCGTACTCCGTTACTTAACTGTCTATGAATAGATTATATACCCAAAAACATTTATTGTCAACCGATCAGTTAATGCTGTTCTCCTCTGCCCGGGCGATGGCCTCGCGGGCAATGTGTTGAGCACCGCGCCACGCCTCCGATTCGCTGACATTACCTCCGCACCCCTGGTCTTGCGCCGAAATCAGCCTCAAGTTGCTCAGCAAGCCGCAGGGCGGTAGACTTCTCGGTCATTGTCTTCCCCTTAAACATAGTCCTTGCGATTGTGACGCTCACGGGCACTGTGGGCAAAGTCGCTGATGTTGCCGCACTTGTCTTCCCAGCGCAAGAGGCTGCGGCAAGTCCAACCAATGTCCAGTTTGCTCTCGCAGACTGCCTCTTGGTTCACTTCACCATTGAGCAGGACTCGGACATGATAGCGACCGTTGATACAACGAACGGTGACTTCATGCTCGCACTCGCCAACAAGGCAGCGTTGGATCGGGATCAGTTGAGTATATCGTTCCATTTCGTTTCTCCTTGTGTTTCAGTATGTGTATAATAGCACCAAACAAAGATCCTGTCAAGTGGTGGGTTATAGAACACCACGCATGATCAGTTCGTTTTCAGCACGGGCAAGGACTCGTTTTTGATCTTCATACCCCTCGCAGTTGGGATATTGCAGGTCCTGCTCCAGCTTGTTCATGTACTCGATCAAGTCCCGGAACTTGCGGTCCACTGCTGGGTTGTTCTGGAATCCTAGCGGTACTGTGATCATTTCTTACTCCTGTTGCTATGTGTGTAATATAGCACCGATCAAAGACCCTGTCAAGTAGTGGGTTATTAGAAATAGTCGCGGCCAAGACCGTTAGACATGCTGCCGCCCTCAGCATCGTAGTAGGCAGGGCGGGTGCTGGGTACTTCTTTTTTGTAGACTGTCATACAGTCAGCAGCACAGTCCCAGGTCTCACTCTCCGGATCAGCAGCAATGTGGACCCGGTTGGTCAAGTCCGTGCCCGCTATGAACTCTACGGTGTAGTCGTTGGTAATGTCGAACTTCACATCATACTTTTCGAACAGGGCCTTAAGTTCAGTAGCGAAAGTCATCCTGTGCTCCTTGATGCGATGTGTGCAGTTAGGCGCTTACAAAGCCCAAAGCCTTCAACTGATCGCGGTTAACAAACTTCCAACCAATAACCTGGAGGAAAAGATTGAATGCTTCGGCTTCGGTAGCACAATCCACTTCCATACCACAGTCATCATTGCCCCAAACACTGGTCCGCCAAACTGGGGGCCGTGAGTCGGGCGGTGAAATATTACCGTGGAAACAAACTTCGACCAGCATTTGATTTTGAACACCGTCTAGCCAGCCTACCAACTCAAAGGAGCCACACCAATCATCTTGCGTGGGCTTGAATACACAAATTTCGTTCTTCATTTCTCTGTTCCAGTATTTAACTGTCTATGAATACATTATATACCCAAACCCATTTATTGTCAAATTCAGGAACCAGTACTTAGAACCAATTCGTCACCAACATGCATGAAGGCTTCAATGAATACATGATGATCGTCACCACTTTTTTCAATAGCTTTATCTGCGGCAACATACAGATCAATCCACTTGTCGCCCAAGATAGGTTCTACAATTTCAACAGGATTTGAACTACCCCAGTAATCATTGTAGCAAACTTTAGTAGCACCAACATAGGGATGCTTGTCATACAGATTGTCTACACTATTGATTGCCCAGATAGTAGAAAGCCCATGCTGATTTTGTAGGTCAGTATAGTGATTAGACCTTGCTGTGGCAATGTCGTCTTCTCGTTTGTACGATGGCGCAAGTGCCTGACGAATTTCAGCAATGCTTTTGGTAAGAGTTAGGTAAAAGTTCGGGTGAACCAGTGATTCCATGCTTTGTGCAAGGCGTGTCAGGTCACACAGAGCATTGTGAACATTAGAAAATTCTTTAGCAGTAAGTTTGGCGTCGCAAAGCATATTTAGACTCAGGCTTGATATGTGTTGTAGCTGCGAATCGGGCTGCGGTGATCTGTATGCTTGTTGACGTACTCAACCACAATACCCTTAGTAGCGAGGGCAGTGACCAGTGTAGGCAGATCGCAGTCTTCCTCGAGGTAAACCGTATTACCCTTCTGATAACTGAAACCGGTAATCTTGCTACCCACGCCCAATTCGTTGACAAGCTTGCGCTTAACCGCGCCCCAGCCATGCCCAGGATCAGAATAGAACTTGATTACGACCTTGGTCATTTAATTCACCTAGAATACTTGATCATAGTGATAATATCACTAACAACGGCGCATGCCAGGACAGCATAGAACTGCCAGGTATCGTAGCTATACCCCATGGAAGAGAGTAGTGCGCCCAGAACACAGTAGGGAATAAGACCAATCAAAGTAAGCATTTTATATCCTCAAAGAATCGTGATACGACCGGGGTACCGATTGTCCATAAAGTGACAACCATTTTGGACAGTAGTGAAAAACTTGTCTTCGGGAGCTTGGGCAATACCACTCCAGACACGGCTGGTTGCTTGGCACTTGATAAAGTCTCCCTCAACCTCGACAACGATGCCGATCATGTAATGATCATCAATACCTGCGAAGTCCAGCGAACGAATCAGATCACCAACCTTCGCAAACTCGACCTTCGAACTCAGCATTTCAAACTCCGTTATCTAACTGTCTATGTGACTATTATATAGCCGGATCCATTTATTGTCAAATTTTGGATTTATTTTAGAATGACGTTTCCTGCATGAAAACGTGCGTAAATATCGTCCCCAAACTTCCAACCATCGGGCATTGAAGTGCGTAGGCCCAAGTCAACATCTAGATAACGTGCTTCGTCCTCGTGAATCAGGACCACTGCCAAATTGCTAATCAGTAGTTGGGTCATGGCAGTAATCGTACTATCTGCTAAAACCATCTTGATTAGTTCATTATGGATCATAATGCACGGTACCGCATGTTCTCGGTACGCCTTCTCAGGAACATACTTGGCGCTTTGCCCACGAACGATAAGTTTATCAAGACTATCACCGGATAACAGGTTGCGAGCCAAGTCCAACAGTTCTTGGTCTTTGTTTTCAATAGCATTGATATATCGCTTAACAATCTTTACAAATTTGTTTTCCTCGTCTACCTCTTTGGGGAAGACTTTGGTAGCCTGACCTCGTTCTCGGGCCACGATCCCCTCAATATCTTCTACAATTTCAACAAGAGCCCAAAAATCTTCGAGGACATCCTTGTCAGTGAAGAGGATGTTTACGCAATTCTCGCTTTTGTGCTTATCGGAAAGCTTATACCCCTTGGTAAGGAAAGCTTCCTTGATTAGCTCAATTTCTTCGTTGGTGCGCAGCCACCCAAACGTATAGTGGCGCTTTTTAATTTCAGACTTTACACCATTGAAAGTGTAAAGTACGCAATTCTTTGCCTCTTGATAGACCCGAGTATATCCCCGCTCTTGGCATGAAGCTAGAAACAATTCATACGGGACAGTAGTGGTCATTTTATTCTCGATTGGTAATAGTCGTGCGGAACAGTAATCCTGCAAGCATGTTCAGGCCCCAAGCTTGGAACCCGGTCACCTCGTTGACACCACTTACGGCGCCAACCAAACAGTAGTTCCATAGCATGTACACGGGCCAGCTAAACAAGAAACTTACTAGGACTAGTGACACAATAGTGCCGATAGCGAGTAGACCGAACTCAGAAAAATTCATTTTAACCCTCAAAAAACACTAGCCGCAAACGAAGCAGCATTGGCTGCACTAGCGACGATGTTAAACCAACCCATTGAGTCTCTGCCTTCCTCAAAATTTCCAACAGCAAACTTCCAGCAGACATACGCAACCAGTAGATTGATTAATTCCATGATTAAGCCGCATGTAGCATGTTAGCAGGGACCCTCCAGTTGGTCATGCCAGATCGTACATGAATGTACTTGCGCTTGACCTCGGTCACTTCGCCGATCACTGTTTGTCCAGTACGATGTGAGGTAAACTTGACTTTTGAACCCTTCACAAAAGTATACTTGTTTTGTTTGGCAATGTTAGCACGGGCAAACTTCACAGCAGCAAGAATAGAATCCAGTTGTTCGTTGGTGAAATCACCAAACATGATGCTAGTGTTAACTTCTTGGATGGTAGCCATTTTTATTCCTCAAGCAATTTTGCGATAATCAGCACGGTAGAAGCATTCAGGGTCAGAGAAATCGCTCCACTTTTCACAGAAAGCCTTTGCTTCCTCCTCAGTGTCGAAAAACTTCTCACCCATCGGGCGCTGACCATAACCTCGTTCGTATTCGGTCATCGTAACTTTGAAAACTGGACCCTTGAAATTCAGTTCAGCCATTTGTTTCTCCTTCTACTGTAACTACAGTATACGCCCGAATCCATTTATTGTCAACTTGCGGAATCCTCAATATAGGGCTCATCTTCTGGATCCATCAGTTCCGCCGCCTCGTATACCCAGATGATAGGGATATCCAGACGCCGGGCGATATCCCGAGGGTTCAGGCCCGCTTCAAGGTCAAGTTGAATATCCAGAACCAGTTCGCTCATGACAGACATTTTATTTCCTCACAATATCAAAGATAGAATTCTGCAGGTCGTTGATTTCGTCCTGCTCAAGGTAGAAATCGGTACGAGGATCCCAGTACTTGCCCTCCTTCGGATCATAGTACGCTACCCGACCATTGGGGTAGTGAAAAGGACCCTCAAGACCCTTGCGGGGACCGTATTCCGTGTTGTGCTTGAAGACAATGTACGACATAAAGACCTCTCAACCGTTATAGAAGCATTATATCAGTATTTGGGTTTATTGTCAAATAACCTTGACTCGGTTCAGTTGGGTAGAATTTTCACGATGGGCCTTGACAGTACCGGCAACATCAATGACCTTACCCGGGTCGATAGCATTCTTGTACGAGAAAAACACAACCTGATCTTCTGGGGTGATACCAGTCACAAAATACACGCCATATTGCTGCGAGAAATTACACTTGATGACCTCAAGACTCTTGAGTTGGACTTTGGCGCCGAGATTACCGACATAGCCACCGGTCGCAAACTCGATACGACGATTGACCTCGTCACGGGCAACACTACGGGTGTAGCACGAGGGCAGAGAGCAGGCGACTGCTACATCATAGGAGCTAACAATCGTGTCACGGTTAGCAATAAGCATAGCATTATTATCAAACTCATTTAGCTTGATGCCACGTAAAATCTTGAACGTGAACGCCTTGTAATACGTGCGGACCTTCTCAGCCATATCACGATCAACCTGCTCGATGGAGTCAGGATTGGCTAGAAATCGATCCATGATCATGCGGTTGGTCTCAGTAACTCCGGGATTGATTTCAGGGTCCACATACTTGACGTAGGAATCGTTGATGCGTTGCGCGGCACATGCTGCCGCCCAAACGTCATCAGCTTTGTATTCGATTTGGGGCTTCACGGGACGAGCCATTTCTTTCTCCGTTAATCAACTGTCTATGTGACTATTATATGCCCAAAATGATTTATTGTCAACCTACAAAAAAGCCCCTTTCGGGGCAGTTTTTACTTCTTTGTGTTTTGTCCCTGATTGACAAATTCGTACATCTTCTCCGCTGTTTCTAGAATCTTGTCTAGACCGGGGAACTCAGGCATTCCGACCTTTGTAACGACTTGCCCAGTCTTAGGATCTCTCTCTACGGAGGCTTCCCAACCCATATACTTGTACTGAAAGTCTTGACCCATTAGGTCTTTGGCCATGGCTAGAATTTCAGTACGAATTTCGTAACCGTTGCGATTAAACTTAACTTCTGGCATGTTTGGTAGTTTGTTCATTTGTGTCTCCTTTAGAACCAATTCATTCTTTGTCTATTTCTTTGATATTCATCCATTAAACGCTCAATGTCCGCTGTGGTTTTTGGATGATTTCTCTCTATATATTTCTCAATATCTAAGTCACCTACTTCTAATATAGATTTTACAACATCTAGCAAGTAAAGAAAAGTAGTGAACCCGATGAGTATGCCCAAAAACAACCCTATCATTTTGTTTTGAAAAGGAAGTAATTGGTAGCCTGATCGATACCTAGATTTACAACTGACGTTGCGGTGTTAACACCGACGTCAATGGCTTTCTTGGTGTACTCGGTTTGAGCATCAACGAACTTATTAAGAATTGAAGATAGTTCTTCGTGAGTGATAAAGTTTTTAACAAAAACTTTTTTGGCGCCTTGAAAAGTATCAATGGCAGTGTGAATATAAGTAGTAAACATAATTTCTCCTGTGTGTGTGAATATATATTTATGCCTATATTCTTATCTTTTATTTTTCGCTGCGTCTAGATATTCTAAGAAATCTCCATATAATCCTACCCACATAGCTACCTTGCTATCGTACAATCTTATGTAGGGTTTTGGTTTGGGACTTTCTTTAGTTGACTTATGTACACCTAGATAATAGGGACAATCAACCTTCTTACTAAGTTCTAACACGAATGAGTGCATGGAAACACCCTGCCGTATCTTAAATTCGTATTCGTAAAATTCTAATTGCGCTAATTCAAATGCTGTGTTGCCTGCATCAGTTAGACGTAAACCCTCTTGTCTTCCTGTCCACCACCAATTGAAAATTACTTTGTCTAATTCTAGATCATGAAAACTTGAGTCTTCTGGTAACTCAGCCAGTACAGCCTCTGTAATTTTTTCTTTCAGAGACTTGCGTGAAGACATGATTACGCACTATCAGATAAATCATCAGGATACACAACTCTTCCCGAGTTCATAAAGACCACTGTAAACTTATTTGTTTTAAACTGTGAATTCAATTTACGACAGAGATTCCTGGCATGTCCTGGATTACTAAAGCTAGTCTTTTTATACTTAGGTGCAGTATCAGCAGAAAGATAATGTTGCGATTTTAAATTGATAGGTTGCCCATCATAAAACACTGCCCAAATGCCCGAGGCTTCGACAATCTGATCACATTTGTAGGTCTTCTTATCTACTAATTCTAAAATAACCTTAGGTTGAGTTCTACTCATTTAAAAGTACCGCCCTTTAATTCAATTTCTATTACATCTTCTTTTGTAGGTTCATTTTCTTTAGCGGAGTATAAGTCTGCGAGAAGTTTTACAATCTCGTCACGCAGGCCCCGGGCATCCATAATAGGCAACACAATATCTTTAGATTGTTTGCTTTCCGAGACAGAAACCTTATCAATAAATCTTTTAATATGAATCATGCGTTATTTATGCTACTATTTGCCTCGTCTTGAGATTTAAATGGACCCTGATATGGATATCGCTGAATGAAAATGTACTTGGGGCAGAAACTTACCTGCTTATTACCATTTTGGTCAATAACGAACCATCCTGCAACATAAAAGCATTTGCTCTTGGTTGTCTTGGTAAACAAGTGTAGTTTACGTTTAATGTCAAATACTGAATTGTAAACTTTCTTTGTAGTGGGGTACTCAGGATAAGGCATGTCAGCCTTAGTCTTGTTTGTCTTCAATGGTTGAAAACGAATCTTAGTCTTTTTCTTAATGTCAGCTTCGGTTTCAAAATGAGTATGAATGCCGTTGATTTTCAAATCAAATCCTGTACCCTTTGAAAGTACGTTACCAACTTTCTTCTCACCGTCAGTCACGACCCAATATTGATCTTTAATGATCGGCTTGGCTATGAGATTATTCATTTATTCTACTCCAAAATATTTCTTAATTCTACCGTAATAATCTACACCTGTTAGAATGCTGTAATCATGTCCTATAATATCAGCGCATGATTCAATAATCAATTCGGCTAGTTTGTCCACTTTATGCATTTCAGAATTGTCGTTGACATTAAACCCTGACGCATCGGCTAGTTTAGCTATATGTTCTTTCATTATTATTCTCCTTCACAATTATATCACCGTGGTAGAGCGCCATCACATGATGACGCAGTTTTTGGTGATATCTATATTCAATATCATGTATTACTTTGTTCCTCTTTCGTGAGTTCGCATACTAGTAAGAAATGTTCGTATGCTTTTTTAACTGCAGGATTTGTCATAAGCTTTTCAGCTTCGTCCATCATAGCCTTGACACCTGCTTCAGCAATTTCTCGATAGCTAGGCCACTCTAGTGGGTAGTTATCAACGCCCATTTCTTTTTGTAATTTCTTCCAAGCTTTTAGTTGACCTTCTGTAATCGGCTTTTTGGCACGTTCGGGGCAGCGAAGCTTGCTGGCTTCTCTAATTGCGGTAGAGATACCGTCCTCAGCCACACGACCTGCAGCAATCATTGGTGCATATGCAGGGTCAATGTTATAGCGGGTAGATTTAATACCCGGTGAACAAACTACAACATGCGAACCTTCAGGGTACGCATCCATCAATGTTGAATCGTATTCCCTGACAGGTTTATACCTGCGACCAACTTTTTCGTAGTAAATCTTCTTAGTCATCTTTAGATTTTATATATGCGATACCGTTAACGATTTTCATGGACCCATTGCAAGCTACATTCCACTTTTGAATACCATCTTCAATTGTAGCTTCGCCGTACGTAGGAACTAGAATTCTAAAATCTTTAACAATGTGTTCAACCCCATTTTCAAAAATGCGCCAAACTAAATCACTCTCACCGTGTTTGGTATTAAATCTAATATGGTATTTGTTCATTTTGTTACTTCCTGTTTGATGCGTTGAAACCATTGTTCAGCATCTTCTAAGTAATCAAAATGAGGGCTTAACTCTACATTTTCATCGTTATCATCGATCCACACATAGATTTGATTGTAGTCGTCATAAAGTAGTTTCATTTGCTAAACTCTTCCCAAAATAGTTCAGTGTCACGCACAGTAGCGACTGGTCTTAGCCAACCATTATTAATACATTCATGAATGATAGAAAGATATTCTCGTGGACATTCGTTTTTAATTTCAAATCCTGCACGTGGCGCAACGATAACTGTATCTTTTAGAAGCCAATTAGAATCGCCCGGTCTAACAGTTCTTAATGATGATTTGCCTACGAAATATCCCATGATTTATTATAGCATGAATTTGTTGATAACTTCCCTTGCTTGAGAATAGTCAGTACCCATTTCTACATCTAGTACTTCTAGATAGACTAGTTCACGCAAAGTATCTACCATCATAAGATCATCAGACTTGAGAGTGTCTAGCCATTCTTCCATTTCATCTGTGGTTTGAAATGACCACATAATGTCTAGAAAATTCATCTGACGCCTTGTTAGACCATGCAGAATAACTTGAGTTTTTTCTGGTTTACTCATGATTGATCTTCACAAAGAACACCCTGATAAGGTGCATTCAGCCACTTAGAATATGTAGTAGCTTGTTCGTTAATCTTAGCTAGTTCATACTTACCACAGAATCGCATGAAATGCACACCCACTTGAGGGATGTGCTTGATTTGAACAGTGTCACGGATTGCCTGATCAACCAAGTCTTTGATTTCTTGAGGTTGTGCAGTCAAGTCGATTAGAGTACGGTTACGTTCGTAGTCGTCACGCACACGGTGTTCAACACCTTCATGATCGACCCAACGTTGTAGCATCATATTGTTCCAATTGTAGCCTTGCTTTTCGCGGTCAGCAAAAGCTTCAATCAAACCAACTTTATTTTTAGTGCCCTTAGAACGAACACCGGGATAAGCACTGAATACGTTGTCAGTACCGTCACCACGCATACACTTTTCGAATAGAATGAACTTAGGATCGCCCAGTGTCTTGGGTTCTTTGGTCTTTTTATCGATTACCAACTTGCCCTTGTGATCGTGGTAGCCGTCGAGGGTGATGAGTTGACCCGAGACACCATTGTATTGGAGCACGTTGTCAGAAATAAGTTGAGCGTAATCAGTATCAGAACTAATAATGTAATGCGTATCATTTGGATGAAGGTGAATGAATCGAGCGATAACGTCATCAGCCTCAGCACGTTCATGCCTGATTACTGAACAATTGGTCCTTTCACGCACGAAGGTTGTGAATGCCTCATATGTATCCCAGAACAGTACATTTTCTTCAATCTCCGCATCAGTCTGTACAGACTGATCAACTACACGGTTAGCCTTGTAGGGCTTGTAAAAGTCCTTCCGCCATGACCTGCCCTCAAGTGCGAAGACCACATGGTCAATACCATATTGGCGTACTGCCATATTGACGCTAGCTAGCGTAAGATGAAGTGCCATCCCCACCTTCTCCCACGGGCCACTGTTTCGACTGGCGACATGCCGGGCTCGGAAGAAGGTGTTGGCAGTATCAATGAGTGCGGATTTCATGTGGGGGATAGTATATAGTTAGACATTATGTGCTAAGTATACGTCTATTTTGATTTATTGTCAACTAATTTTATACCGGATCAAATCCAAATAATGCATCGAATGAGGCTCTATTAATATGAGGTCCTAAATAGGCTTTAGTTTGTGATGGGTCTGTATAATTGAGCGGAGGCAACGCACCGTATATTTTTTTATGCTGGTTAGCCAACTCACCTTCTACCCATGCGGTTGCGATATTTTCCTGCTCTCGTAAAATATTCGCAGAATCCATGCGTTTCGTAACATCCCATATCGCAATACTCACGTTATTTTTATTGAAAGTATTTGAGATTTTCTTGTCGATAATAAGGTCTTGCTCTATGTTCTTCCAAAAATCTAAACCATTTGAAGTCTTGGGCTGCTCCCCCCATCCAGGCAACCAAGCTGCTTGTCGAACAACTCTCTCCCCTACTTGGTACCCCCGGTCACCTAGGATAGGAGAACTCATCCCTACTTTTAAGAATTGCGGGGCCAGAATCCTATTCGCACACCAATAATAAAATCCATACCCGTAAGACCTCGTTATTCCTTGCTCTCTCATGATTTGATATATTTCTTTTGAACGAGAAAGGCCACCGCAATTAATAACGAAATCCGGGGCCAGCAAGTCAATATTTTTAACTTTCATGGTATAAGTCCTTGTGTACTATAATATTGCTTTTATGCATGAATATGTATAATATGAAATTATTATGGTAAATATATCCTATCAGAAAACTCAACTCACTTCAGTTCTTCCATTCCCAATATCCCGACTACGAACTACCCGAATATCATCCCGCTTAGCCGGGTCCGCTTGCTCTTGTTCGTAGATTTCCAGTGCAATATTACGACATACTGTTTGAAACCACCGATCTACAATCTCGTTATCGGTATCATCGGCTTTGATTTTATACCCAGACTTGACTAGATTGATGATAAACTTTTCATTCCAATCTAGTTCAAATGCACCGTTGTTTACGTTATTAGGATCGATTTCCATACGCACAATATGGACATAAGGTTCCCCTCGTTGCGTGGCTAATTCTTTTTCACTTAACTTAGGTGGTTCTTTTTCTTTGGGTTTCTTCTTCGCAGGAGGTTTTTCAGCATTAATTTTTTCTTCTTTGGTAGGTTCAGCATCTTTCTTGCCGAACCACTTTTTCATTTTCTCAAACATTGATATATTCCTCNTATAACTTTTGACTTGCTAGATTCTTAGCCTTGCTNTCGCACATGATATCAAACTTATCATAGAAAGTCAATGCCCATTCATTGACNGCNTTGTTCCAATAGAAGTCNCTNTGGGCACGTAGTTTTTGCTTGTTNTNTCCACTTTCAATCAAGCTCTTATGGCTTGGTAGAGCAGNAGGGCTATGACCAACAAGGCAATCTTCCCGTGAAACACTATAATGTAAAACAGGGCGAACACCGCGCCAAGAATCAACAATGCGCTGAACCCGCTCATCGGTGACTGCCAAGTATTCTCCCTCTCGTACCCAATGATGATGTATATCCAAAACAATTGGAAGCAAATCAGATAAAGTAAGGCAATCATCAAGTCCATGGCTCATTTCCTCGTTCTCGATAGTAAGCCCATTACGAGCCTCTACACTAAGACGCTTATATGCCTCCCTAATGCCTGCTGGCCCACGGCGTCCGGCGATATGTACATTAATCTTAAAGTCTTGGAACGACTTTCCGTATCCCATCCAGCGTGCCATATCAGCATGGTACTCAAACTCCTCAATACTCTTATTTACTACCTCGTCACGGTCACTCGCAAGAACCACAAATTGGTCAGGGTGAAAGCTAAGACGAACATTATTCTTTCGTGCAGTTTCACCGATGGGTGCCATCCAGCGTTCTAGACTATTCTGAACATCAGTAGATTGCCAGAAGTCAGTGTAATCCTCATGTGTATAGAACGATAGCATGTCCGAAGTAATGCGTAACATGCGTAGGGGTTCGGGTAGTGTAGCGACCTTCTTAACAAGATTATGTGTATTCATGATGTTTTGCTTGGCAACATCCATAATCTTTTCTTCTACTTTAGCACGATTGTTCCGTCGTGCCCAGGCTAAGGTAGTGCCACCAGTGTTAAGACCTTCAACTGATGAAATTTCACCCTTTTTATTGATTTCAGCAAATTTACATGCGAAACCGATACGACGGGTAGAGTTGTCAAAAGAGTGCATAGAAAAACCCACAATGATAAATAATAGATATACTTTAACAGATACCTGATTTAAAGTCAACTTTACGGAAATATTTATGAGAATCAAGCATTTACTAGAAGGTACTGAGCCAAAATTACCTGGTGCACCGAGTGGCATCAAAGTCATGACCCCTCAGCAATTCGTAGCTAAAAGTCAAGGCGAGGAAGAACAGGATGTTGAAGAAAATAAATTATATTTTAAAAAATTGTCTTCCGAGAAAGAATTAGTTGAACACGCGAAAAGATTTTCTAAAAACTTACAGCTAGACGGAATTCCTATTACCAGCAAGAATCGTCATACAGTAGTGTGCTCTACAATATTTGCTCACAGTAAAAAACAATTAAATGAATCAACTCATATTTCCGGGGGTAAACAGGCAATTAACCTATTAAAAAGATTAGATCAATTCCCTAATTTATCTATTAGAGTTGGTGAAAAGGTAGCAATCATAAACGCACAATTACAAGGTGATTCTATGGAATTGTGGGGGTTCGCTACACCCAAAACAATTACAAAAATATATCGGGACCCGGCAGAAGGCAGCATTAAGCAATTTGAATTTAACAATGATCCAGATGATGTTTGGCCCAGAACTGAAAATGCTGAGTATAATGGTCAATTTTTAATGTATAGTGCCTTCTTCGGGGATAAGAAATCTGCTGATCATGCATTAACTCTGTTAACGTTACAAAGCTCCGAAGATTTAAATATTCGTAATCATATATCTGAAGGCATAGGTCGAGAACCACAAGTAGGTGATGAAGTATATTACGGTACTAGACTAGTTGGCTGGTTCAAGGGCTACAGCAAATACGGAAAAATAATCACAGAGCCTAATGTAAAGGAAATGGGAGACGAATATTTTAATAAAGATGTATATTGGGAGCCACAAGAACATTTAACGATAAAGCCAAAGCAAGGGGTTGATGAAGCAACCAAATTACCTGCACAAAGTCGTGAACTTAAAGGTGACGAATTAACAAGTTACTTAGATCGTATCCGTAAACAAGAAAAGTCAAAGACAGACAAGTATAAGATGCCCTACATTCACCGTAGTAGCGTAATGGGCTATTACGATGAAGCAGGGAAGAAATACAATGTTGATGCTATTAAAAATGCTCTAGCACAACGCCCAAAAGCATTACTAAAGAAAAACGAAAAGATGAAACACAGTGACGGAGAACTAGAACAATTCTTCAACATTGGTTTCGCCGCATTAACCGGTATCGCATTAGATGAACAGACAAATGAATTGATCATTGTAAACACATGCCCAGGTGCTGGTTCATGTAAGATTGATTGCTTTGCTATGAAAGGTGGAAAGATCCAATTCCAAGGTCCATGGCTAAGTGATGGTCGTATTCTTACATATCTGTTAAATGATCCCGATGGTTTCTTCAATCAACTCAAGGCTGAGATTCAGAAGGAAGAAATAAAGGGCAAGAAAGGTGGATACAAAGTCAGTATTCGTTGGCACGATGCTGGTGACTTCTTTAGCCCGGAGTATGCTGGTCTAGCATTCAAACTAGCAAAAGAATTACCCAATGTTGACTTCTATGCTTATACCAAGCTTGCTGGTGTAGCGTTGGGTGAGAAGCCTGCTAATTTTATGATTAACTGGAGTGAAGGTGCTCATCCCTCGCAAGAACGACAAGTTAAGGCGCATGATCCTCAACTAGAAAAGACAAAGAACAGTCGTATTGTACCAAGCAATCTATTCTACGATTTATTAGTTAAGGACGAAAAGAAAAACTTAGTTAAGGGTCCAGAAGGTCAATGGCAAGTTATACCTGACAAGTTACCTGAACTAAAACAACGACTAGCAAAAGAATATGGAATTAGTCCTAATAGTATTCTAAGCTATAAAGAATGGGATTTGAAGGGCAAGAAGATTCCTAACATGAAATGGAATGTTATCATTGCTCCGGGTGAACCAGACTTAACGGCTAAGGATCCAGGCGTACTATCTACTTTACTATTGAAGCATTAATATGAGAGCCAATGAATTTATACCTGAGCAAATGATTGATGAAATGCCCCTGCCTACGGGCTGGGATCCTGCTCAATATGGACAAGGCACAACTTTCAAACAGCGTTTAGCTTATGCGTTAGAAAGAGCTAAAAAATTAGGTGCTGGTTCTAGTAGAGTTGCGACAATCATTGAATATCAAGGTCGTCCTACTGTATTAAAAATTGCTAAGAACCAAAAAGGATTAGCACAAAATTCTGTTGAAGCAAGTATTTTAGAAGATGGATATGCCAGACAGCTAGGTATCTTAATACCATTGATTGATTATGATACACAGAACAGAGAGCCTACTTGGATCCATACTGAAATGGCTACTAGAGCTTCTGAAAAGCAACTATGTGCTATCATGAAATGCGATAACTTGCAGCAACTAGTAAATATGGCTTGGGCTATCACTGGCAAAAAGAAATATCTTGGTAATTATCAAGCATACGCAAGTCATTTATTACAAACAGGTCACAAAGAAGAAGACATTGAGACAATGACAGATTATGCTAATACGCTTGCTGATCTTAACAATTCATTTGATGTTGAATTGGGTGATTTTGGCCGCGCAGCAAATTGGGGTATGTATGAAGGTAAGCCCGTTATCATTGATGTAGGCTTCAATAGTAATGTCATGCAGCAATATTATACGAGATAACCCATGAGAGACATAATTCAGTTACTTGAGGAAAAGGCAAAGCCTCAAGATATAGAAATAATCAAATTGAATTTTGAGCCAAAAGATGTAAGCCCAGTACTTTCAAAAGAAACATTGGACTTGCACTATGGTAAGTTAGCTCACGGGTACGCTGAAAGATATAATAAAAAAGAAGGTGATAAAGACTTCAATTATGCAGGAGTATTCTTACATAATTTATTGTTTACTCAATATCGTGAAGTAAGAGATAACAATAAGCCTAATGGTCCTATGTTGGGCTTTATTGACAGGCACTTTGGTTCACGGGATGATTTCAAAGACAAGTTTGAAATTGAAGCCATGAAGATACAAGGTAGTGGCTGGGTCTATTTAGCGTATGATGGCTCTATCAAGACAATCAAGAACCATGAAGTTCACGATGACATACTATTACTAGTAGACTGGTGGGAACATGCATGGGTTCTTGATTATGGTTCTGACAAGAAAAAATATCTCAAGGAACAGTGGAAGATTATAAACTGGAATGTAATCAACACTCGTTGGGGTCAGAGTTTATAATTTCAACAATTCACCCATTGTGTAAACCTGTTTCATGTAGGGTGATACTTCTTCTAACACACTAGAGGGCAAATCACCTTCTCGTCTTGGACCATACGTAATATCAATATCAACATTGTTGATAGCCTGAAAGAGGTCTACGATTTCTTTAACAGTGTAACCTATACCATGCCCTAGACATTCAATATGATTGCTAGGCTTCTCTATGGCTAATTTTAAGCTATTACAAATTTCATTTACATGTACATAATCACGTACACATGTGCCGTCTTCGCTTATTTCATAGTCGCCGCCGTGAATCGTAAACTTACCTGTTTCTTTAGCTTTGATTAAGTTATACATTAATCCGTCTGGGTTTGTAGGATTAAACCCATCACTGCCGATCACATTGTAGAATCTAAAGATAGTAAAGTCTTTGGGGTGATGTACATTACAGTATTCTTTTACGCAATCTTCAGCCGCACGTTTACTAATACCATATGCGCTAGCACAGCCTTCTGCAGCACCAGTGCTAGCAAAGATAAAATTACGTGTTGGGATTTTGTTCAACACGTTCATAGTACCGTTTAGGTTAGTGATATAGTACATGATGGACATACGTTCACTTTCACCTACATTAACTAACGCAGCTAAATGAATTACCGCATCGTATGGGTCAGTTTGGTCAGGTATCGTAAAAAGTCTGTTGATATCAACTTGATAAAACTTTTTAACAGGATGTTGAGGTGGACGAATGTCTAATCCATGTACCTCATATTCTTTCTCTAAAAGTTTACACAAATGCGAACCAATGTATCCTGAACTGCCCGTAACTAAAACTTTTTTCATCATAATCCCTCAAATAAATTTAGACCGTTTTCGTCCTCTGTGGGTTCAAAATTAGGGTCTTTGGTCAAATATGTATCGTTGTCCGTATAAATTATTCTAAATTTATGTTTGTTAGTCAACACCGATCTAACATCGTCAATACAAATAATACTACGCTTTAGTCCTCTAATAAAATCCTGCAATTTTATTGTTGTTTCTTGACAGATTTTAGCAGTACTGGTATTACTCTTGCGTGGTTCAAAGTCATTAAAACATTCGTTCCACATGTGGAATACTTTATCTTCTATGTTCTTGGCGTGCGGTAAACTTCCCTTCATATACCAAGCAGCCGCGGTATCAAACATTTCGTAAGCACCAAGGACATCTTCTGCCATTTCTTTCTTATTAGTTTCAAAGAATAAATGACCCTCAAAATTCTTTGTCCATCGTTGATTCTCTAAACAGAAAGTAGGTAACTGAATAATTTGCTCGTAGAAAGCCATACCGTAGCTCTCTATTGTACTAGGATTGAATGCTACCCTCGCGCTAGTAATGAAATCTACTTTTTCTTGTCCTACAATGCTAGCACGAACATCATACGGTACACCAATCTTCTTTAGTCGTTCTTCAAACTTCTTAACACCATTGGGACTGGTCATTACCTTGGCAGGTAATTTAGTTTGTTCAATTAACTCTAAGAACAACTCTGGATTTTTGCCTTCTTCCCAACGACCAACAAACAAAACACCTTCGCGTTGCCCGTGATATTCTTCTAATAAGGCTCTTTCAGTGATGGGAATAGGTAGATACCTTGCTCCTATTCCCATCCATGTTTTATTGAACATACTTTGAGTGCCTACCCATAACCTATCACATTCAAGTTGTTTACGCATCATGCCATTAGTAGAATCTAAAAATGGATTCTTTGTATCCTTAAAGATTTGACTTTCTAAATGCGTATAACCTATGATTTGAATAACATCTTCAAGTCCCATAGTTAATGCTACTTGAATGGACTCGTAGGTATTACAAATCAATGCGTCATATAGATTATGTTCTAATGCCTCAACAATAGCATTACGAAAGTTAGCCATTCTTTCATAACAATAGGTATCACCATACATAAAGATATTGCTATGATCGGTATATGGCAATGATTGTAATGGTGCAATGATGTTTGCTTTTAGTGACTTTACAAACTCATTATCTTTTGGCTCTTTGTCTGTGATAATATCTACTTTAATATTATGCTCATCCATTAACTCACAGAAACTCTTTGCGAATTGTCCAATGCCCCCATGAGGAATAAGTGTTTGATAGCTAACTAAAAAACCAATCCTCTTATCGTAAGTTCTCATTGCTTCAATTTCCAAATAATATGTTCTATATTGTCGTGCCAACGATATTCAATTACTGGATCACCGGGCCCAGTATATACGACAGTTAACTTGTATGCGTACTTTAACCAAATAATTTGTTTTGACAGAGCGCAACGTTTAGGTAACCATGCGAAACTGTATTTTTCTATGCATCTATCATAGAACGGATCGTATGTCTGTGTAAAGTCTAATGGCATTACCAACTCGCATAATCGGTGATATCGATTTTGAT